AATTTAGACATCATCTGAATAAGAATCTTCAATGAAGTCTTGGTTAGACCCTCAGATAAAGCTTGATATTGAGTACCAGGAGCATCAGTTTCAGCTTTAGCAATGATTGCATCAATTGCAGACATAACAACTTCATCTTCCACTTGGAACATAGCTTCTACGATACGTTTTTCAAGAAGTTTGTCGTATTGAGTTTTCGAGTTCATCATCTCGAATTTAGACTTATGGAACTTATCACTTTCGTATTTATGGAAGGTGATAACAAAGTTTTCTCCATCCCAATACTTAGACTCACCTTTACCACGGAATGGTAATGTGTACGCTTTCGCATCCATATCTTTTTCAAGGATAACCGCTGGTTCATCAGAGTTAGGAATTCTGTCTAGTTCTGCACTTGTAATATGGATTGGCGGGAAAATTTTTCTTGCAAATCCAAGTTCACGTACTCTGTCTCTAATAAAATAGGTTGAGTTGTCAGCAGCTGTCTTTAACAGGTCGTCACTGGCAAAAATAGTTCTTACAAAACTCGCATTGGTTCTTTTAATATCATTCATATCTTCTTCCCTTTTCTAGTTGTTTACTCTAATGTCAATGGTTGCACCAGCACTGTCTACGTTGACAATGTGTCCCCAAACGTGAGCATTTGTCCCATCAGCTAAACAAGGAAGACCCTCTTTAACAGAAACTTCATCTCCTAGAGCAAATGTAGCTGGGTGAAAACGCTTGGTTCTAACAGTAAAGTTAGAGATATATACAGGAACCTTTCCTGATGCTTCTCTATACTCTGAGGTACCTAGATTTGTAGGTTGAATGGCGATGCCGATTTCTTGGTGTGCATCAGTCAATGTAGCTTTGTCGCCTTCGATTGTGATGATGTCACCGTCTAGTAGCTCTACGTCAGGCTTACCAGGGTAAACATCTTCATGTCCGAACTCTCTATATCCTCGAACTATCTCAATATTTCGCATAATTTCTTACCTTTCTTTATGTTTTATACGAATATTGTATCGTATAAAACCGATAAGTCGAAAAACCCTCGATTAATCGTCAGAAAAAGAGCCGCGAACTATAGCTCTTCCACCCAACTCATGAGTCTTTCACTGGCACTGGAGTATATTTCAGAGTCATCAGTAGATGCAACTTCGCCCATATTATATGGGTCAAAAGCCATTGAAGCTTCCTTTGCTAGATGAGTGTTTTCTTGGATATGGGGCGTTGCAGCAGGGTCAGATACGAAAGTGTCTCCACCAGCATCCACGAAAGAAATTGCATTATTGTTTGCTTTTAACGATGCTATCTCTTCTTGTAAACTTGCATTTTTTGCGAGAAGTTCCTCCTCTCTTTCTGCACTTGCTATTAATACGTTCGCTATCTCTTGGATGTCTACTTTTTCAGTCATGTCTTTTCCTTTTATTTTTTTGGTTTACGATGGGTTCCTCCTCTCTATATCAATAGAATTTTAATTGAGAAGTTGCTATCTTATAAGCATTATAGCCAAAAGCCATAGCGTGAGTAAAGTCATCGGATGTAGATGGACTATGACTATATATCCTTCTACCTGCTCTCGTGACAACCTCAAATAGAGCTAATATGTGAGTTGTCTCTTCTTGGAATGTCTCAAATGGTGGAAGAATAAACTGCCCTTGCTTGAAATGCATAAAGAAGTCATCTAGTGCTTGAGTCTTGTCCAAATAAACAGTTCTTTTGTCTTCTGATAACTTTGCAGGTAGCGTATATGCTCCATATCTAAATGGCTGAACCCTATTTGCTCCAAGGTGCTTAGCGAGATAGGCGTTATTTAGTGCACCCTCACCAGCATCAGCTCCAATCATTGTTACCCTGAATATGTTGGCTATCATGACTATTTCTTCCAATGTCTTCATGAAATCTTGTCTTGGCCATATCTTCTTATAGATAACTTGAAGTCTTTGCTTTGGGTCTCCTGCTAGTCTCCCATAGATTACTGCAGCATTTTTAGATACATTGTTTTGCCCATCACCTGTCCAGTCAATCCCCATAATAAATAGGTCATACTTTTGAAACATTCTCTCATTAGGCATTTCAACTGCTCGTTCGCCCATACAGTTATCAGCAATGTCGCCTTCCGTAACAAATCTCGTACCTGTACTATGAGATATACCAAGTACCTCATTACAGAACTTAGCTTCGTCATAGGTTTCATACTTAATAAGTAAATCTTCCCACTTGTTGTCAAACCCAGCATGAAGCATCAAAGCAGGCTGAGGTATTCTAGCTCCAAGATAGTATGGCTTTTTTCCTGTCTTGTTGTAAGTAGGAATAAGTTTTGGCTTGGATATATCGAGCTTTCCATCACAAGCCGTACAAACAGGGTGTCTTAACCCAATACTTTTGTACCCAATACTATTATGTCTTCCACAACTCATACATTTAAAGAACACCTCATGCATAGTAGATTGTGACCACTTATGCTCGATATGGTTATCCATAGTCTTTGGTGTTCCTGTGTAGAATCTACTAGGGTCAAGAGAAGCAGAAAGAATTTCCTCTACAACTGGCATTTCACTTGGGTCCATATCTTGAACCTCATCTAACATTAGAGCATCAGCAGAGAAACCTCTTGTTCTGTCTGCATCATCTTTCATATATGAAATAGTGATACCTGAACCATTCGAGAACTGTTTGTCGAATACAGAGTCATTTATCTCCCCTGCACTCTTATTGAACAAAATTTTTCTAATTCTAGGACTACGAGAAAGAAGCTCGTTAAGCTTTACTCTTGCAAACTCTTTTGCTTGTTTCTCTGACGTAGAGGCATAAAAGGTTCTATAATGCTCTTTTCTTGCTGACGTGGTTAATGCAAATGCAGATAAGAATGTAGATTTCCCAACTTGCCTTGCTGTCTTTAGTATGATTCTATCTTTTGGCCAATCATATACCTCTCTAAAGGGTGCATGTAGCTTAAAGTTAAAAGGTTTCCCTTTTAGCTGGAGTGTAGCCTGTGCAAATTGCGATGAGGTTATAATTCTTGGGTTACTAGACATTTTAGCCCATACTAGAACGGATGGAAAGAGTCCAGTCCTTAGTTGCCTTTTGAATTTTCTCTGCTACATAAGTGGCAATGATTTTATTGCGACCTAGATAATTTATTTCGTCTGCTGGCAAATTCGCTGGCAGTTCTCCCTCTATCAGTTCTACGAGACCTGTACCCTTAAATTTCTCGGTCGCCCACTGCACCTCTTCCTTGGCATCAAAATAGTTAAAGATGATGGGAACGAGAATAAACAGGGGAGGAATTGTCCACCCATCTTCTTTGAGCCACCCAACGATAGCTATAGAACACGTTGGAGAGAAAGGCAAATTGAATGCACCTTCTATAGCTCCAATCATTATAAGCCCCCACACTACCTCTTCCGCAGTCAAGTCTTCTATAGTTCCCATTTCAAATGACTTATTGTTGGCAGCACATATAAATGCGTTTAAGGCAAATACATTTGTCCATATCGCATCAGCCGTGAAGACCGAAGCAAGAACTTTGGCTTTGACAAGTGTAATTTCATCGGTAAAAAGATAGTCCAGTGCCTCACTCTCGATTTCATGAACACCCCCATCAAACCTATTATGAAGCAAATAAAAGAGAGGAAATACGGAAAAATCTTTATCAGTATCTGCATACTTTATGTTGCCGGGGTCGATAGAGTCAATGAACTCTTTGAGCTTATCAAATCTATCCATTACCTCAAATGCATTTTTGGTCGCTTGTACTATCATTGGTGCTCTCCTTTGTGTGCTTAAGCTTCAGCCAAAGTCTGACCTATGACTTGAGCCGCAGATTCTGGCAATACGTCTACTGCCTGTGCAAGTTTGTCTAGGTCTATTGCTCCATTTACGATGACGTGATGTAGGCTATCTGGCAAAAGAATTGCCGCAGCATCCTCGTCTATTTGAGCTAACTTTTGTAGTCCAATATCAAATCCACCAATGTACATTGTTTCCTGAGCAGCTGAAGCAATCTTGTTTAGACCTATACTCTCATCAGTAGGGTATTCTCTTTTGTTGAACACATCCAAGACAGCGTTAAACTCCTGTCTGATTCCCGCTTGTTTGTCAAGCTCAAGCAGGTCATTGAGTACGCCAATATTCAGATTTTTATCTATTGAAACCAGAGAACCATTCTGCGCTCGTATGGCAGACAGCTTCTCAAGGAAGAATTGATATGCAGGTAAGTCCTCTTCTTCGACAATTGAAGTTCTCTCATGTACAGACATAGCTAGTTTACTTAAATCACATGAATTCTCCATAGAATATGCAGCCATCTCATCTGACATCATATCTGAAGCTCTTTCTCCAGTGTAAGCCATAGAAAGTTTTTCTAGGCTCTGTACGCTCTCCAGCTTTTCAAGTTCACCAAGTCCAGAGAAATGCTCTTTCAGTACAGAAGCCGACTTCATCAGTGTAGCTTCATCAATAACAGGAAGCTTTTTTCTATCTGGCAAAAGATAAGTAACATTTTCATCTGAAGCTGTCTTTTCTAATCTGTCGACAACTCTAAGGGTTCCCTCTGGAACGCCCCACTCCTCTAGTGCTTGATTACACGCTTCTTTCACAAGAGGGTTAACCTCATCTTGAGCGTTTAGATACATGGCACTGATTACTGTATCTGGTAGAGAAGAGATAGGGAATGCTCTGTTATTAGGGTCAGCAAAAGCTTCCTTGATGAGGTCGTCATAATCCTCTGTAAGAGCGGCTGATTTCAGCAAATCAACAACTTCTGGGGTCGTTTCCTGAGCCAACTCTTGGAAAATTAGCATCTGTTCGTCATTTTGGATATCTGTATAGTTCATGTTTTTACCTTATGTGTTTCTGATGTCTTTAAGGTATTATAGCAAAAAACTGAATCTTTCGGGGAATGACCCTAGCGATTAGCAAAAGCAACTTTAAAACCTTAAGCCCCAGCCCACCCAAATGTAGATACAATCTTGACAAGAAATTACAGGCAGGATTTAACATGGAAGACAAAGTATACAATTTCGGCTCAATGTTTGCAGGAGTAGGTGGAATAGACCTTGGTATGATACAAGCAGGATTTGTTCATAAGTGGGCTAACGACAGAGATGAGAAAGCCATAGAAACTTTTTCTTTAAATTTTCCAGACAGCATGATACCTGGAGACATCAATGAGTTAGACCCATCGGAGTTCAGTAAGGTAGATGTGATTACAGCAGGGTTTCCTTGTCAGCC